GCCAATTATGTAAATTATTTTTCTCATATTGTTGAAACCATAGTGCTTTAATATGACATTTTTCAAAACCTAATTTCTTTGCACATTTTTTAAAATGTTTTTGTATAAAAGGTAATAATACCTTTACCCACGGCCTGTCTATTATATGATTATTGTTCCAATCTAATTTTTTAATAGAGTCGTTATAATAAACATCTTTATATTTAAAAGTATCAGAGTCAGATTTTTCTATTAATTCTAATATATTTTTTTTAATTTTTTTATGTCCATTTAATTTATCTAAATAAATTTTAGTTTTTATTTGTAGCTCTTGCATATTAAAACTCATATTATTTTTGTTGGATCTAATCTTATGTTTCCAGAAATACTTATTCTTTTTTTATTTGATAAATAAAAAGGATACACTTGATGCAATAATTTTGCAGGGAATAATAAAATAGTTCCTTTGTCCTCTGGTTCTAGATAATATCTTTCAGAAGAAATTATTCCTAAAATATTAGTATAAATAAATTCAAAAGTATTTGGACACGGTGAATTAGATTCTTTTGCAAATTTTAATTCTTTTTCTTTTTTATAGCTTGATGGTATTTCTATCCAAACTACAAAAGAAAAAACACCTGTATGAGAATGAGTTGGATTAAATTCATATTTATTTTGAAAATTAACCCAAAAACTATCTAAAGTATAAGCACAATTTTTTGTTAAAATACTTGGCACAATTACTTTAAGATCTTCTGTCGAATATTTACCTATTAAATTAAGCAACACGTTATTAAAAAACCAATTATCTTTATCCTCTATAGCGAAAGAATTATTTATGTTACCAGCTAATGTTTTACTAATATCATTTTTTTTATTTTTTATATAAGACTTTAGTTTATTCATTTCTTTATTGTTTAATTTTTCTTTTATAATTCCTGTATTTGGTAAACTACTAAACATCTTTTGCCATTTCTTTCGGCACTGCCTGTAAATTCCAATGTATAAATCTAAATGGTTCAATACCAAAATCTACTGCATATTCGTGTTCTAGGTAACCTGGAAATATAATTAATGTACCTGGTTTGGGTTTAATATGAAATTGTTCGTGACCTGCCCACACACCTTTTAAGTTTGGTTTCATTTTTAATTTTGTACATCTTGCACCGGTTTTTGGTTCGTGGAATACAGGGTAAGAAGTTTTGTCACTACATTTTAAAAAGTAAAAACCCGACACGTGTTGATTCCAATGTATGTGTGCTGAATGATGTCCACCACCTTTTTTAGCAAACTCTTGTACCCACAACTCACTAAACATGGTTGTATATTGTGACATATCATAACCTTGATGATCTAAATATTCCACAGACTTTTGCCCAATGTAATTTCTAAAATCTAAAAAATCATTATCAGCAGTTAAAGGTGTAGAATGATATGATCTACCAAAGTCACCATGTTTTTTTATATATTCTTTTTCTCTTTTACGAGCATCAGCAATATATTTATTACTAGCTTTATTTAATGATTTAACAAACTCTGGTTTTTCCTCACTCCATATTACAGTTGGAAAATAACTATTTATAAACATTATCTAAAAGGCCTCCCTAAATGCCATACCACAAGACTATACCTTGTGCCTGATGTTACTGGTTTAACTCTATGCCACACAAAACTAGGAAATACAATAATAGAACCTTTAGGTAATATCTCTTTACATTGTATTCTATGCTTCGATTCATCTCGCATATGTGGATCATAATTTCTAAAATCAAATTCTAATTCTCCACCACTATATTCTGAACCATCTGTTAACTGACAAGTCATAGATAGTTTTCGAATTCTTCCGTGCTCTGGATCGTTAGGATTTTTTCTTTCATAAGGTTTGTCCCAACCATCACAATGCCAATCGTAATATTGATTTAATTTATATTTTGTAAATTGACAAGATTCAGATCTTTCCCAATCAAAATTCCAACCAGCTTTTCTATTTGCTTCGTGAACATATGGATGTAATTCTTTATATATCCAAGTATCATTTAACCAAACTAAATCAGAGTTTCTTTTTCTTTTTAAATCTAATACTTCTTGCTTGTTTAATTTTCTATCGCCATAGCCACCTGTTCTAGCCATAACCTCTTTTTGTTGATTAGCATAAGATATTACATCGTCACAAAATCTAGATGTAAGTGCAGATTTAAAATACCAATAATGCTCAGATATATTCATATGTTATTGTTTGTACAAAGTTTAATGAGTCTTTTTGATCGTTAGTTAGGTAATACATATTAGTGGATGGAAACATAATAAATTTATTATTAGTAAGTTCTATATCCCAACTTCTACCTTTACGTCTATTATCTTCAAAATGGATTCTAACCATACAATCTTTAACTTTAACACCATATAGTAATGTAAAGTCTGGTGAGTTACGTAAATCTACTGGATCAATATTAAGTAATGGAATTGTAGTTTCCGAAGGTTTATAGATGTTGCCCCACGTTTCTTTGTTGATTAAAGTAAAACCATACTCGAGATTAATGTGATCTCGCATATATGTGCTTAACATATCCCAAGTTCTTGAAAATGGAAATTGTTTGTTTTGAATTTGTGATTGTAAAATGTCTTTTGATAATTTATCTCGGTCAATGTCCCAATCTTTAGGCATTGCTACATCACCGTAATATATAGCTTGTTCTGTTAATACTTTCTTTTGCATACCACCACTTATTTAATACTAATCTATAAAAAAGTCAACTATACCCAAGCAGTTCCGTTCCAACTTACAATTGAATCATCGTGTTTTTTAGCTTTCCAACCAGTAGTATTGTCTGATTGATAAGAGGATTCATCCCAATAGATAGCGTAATTAACATCATTTCTCGCATCTCCATCAGATGTTCCTTCAGGAGCAATTTCGTTATCAATATCAGCTTGTGTCCAAGTTGTATTATAAGTTTCTACTGATGGATAAGTTATAGGTGCATCCCAATTTGCAGTTGTATTGTTTTTTGACCACGATGCGTAAGGTTTTTTAGGCCAAAAGATTTGATTATCTTCGTCCCATTCAAAACCTATACCCGCATAGTTTCCTCTAAATGCTTTTGAATCGTCACCTGATGAATGTTTATTATTTGCTGTATTGTAAGATGTTTGAATCCACATTTGTGCAGGCCAATTATTGTGTGTTTCTAAATATTGTTGACCTACTGATTCATCTTCAACACCATCAGCATTTAACATATCATTGTTATCAAGTGTTAATACTTGAATAACTTTACTGTTAGCTCCTAGTTTTGCAAAATGTGCCATAATGTTTCTCCTTATATATTAATTTTAATTATCATTCAACTATTGATATTTATATCTAATAATAACAATTCCTGATCCACCATTCATACCTCCAGGATTTGTATTATCCGCACCTCCACCACCACCTGTGTTAGTGCCCCCAGCAGTTTTACCTCCTGTACCTGAAGGAGCTGGTGGTTTATCTGAACCATTTCCGCCTCCTCCTGTGCCACCTGCACCACCATTACGAACACTCGCTGCACTTCCGCAACCAGCTGCACCACCACCTCCACCACCTCTTGCAGTGGGTGTAGCGTTAATTGAACTTGTTGCTCCTGCACCACCTGCTCCAGAAAAACATCCCGGTGATCCAGCGGCAGTTGCTCCACCTCCACCACCGCCTCTAGCATTAGGGAAAGGATTATTTGCGTTTCCTCCGCCAGTTCCTTGAGCTGGACTAACGGGAGGTGTATTTCCTGCACCACCACTAATTGTTCCCGTAGAACAATTTATATGAGAAGCTCCTCCACCGGATCCTCCAGCTAAACCTACTCCTGGTCCTTGTGTTGAACCACAATTTGATTTTTTTGAAGCACCACCGCCACCACCAGCAGAAGTTATTGTTGAAAAAATTGAATTAGTACCACTTGTTGCTGGGTTATTATTACTAGGAGCTCCCACTCCTCCAGCACCAATTGTTATTGGATAAGCGGTTGCGGGTACTGCTAAAGCACTTACACCAGATCCTAAAGGAGATACTGTATAACAACCTGACGCTGCACCAGAAGATTCTCTATATCCTCCAGCACCACCTCCTCCAGCACCATCTGTTCCAACTGGACCAGAACCACCATCTCCTCCTCCACCACCACCAGCTACTACTAAATAGTCTACTGTTGATGATCCTGCAGGATTACCGGCACAAGAAACACAAAATGTTCCAGGACCTGTAAATGTATGAATTTTAAAATTACCTGATGTTGTTATAGTTCCACCTGATGCTGTAACAAATTTTGCAGTGTTTGCTATTTCATTACTATTTACAGATTGCCATCCTTTAGTTGCATCACCATATACTAATGTTATTGCAGTTCCTTCTGTGCTTAATTCTAAATCAAAAGTTTGACCTTCAATAGGTTGACTATTTCTGCCTATGGTACAAGCATTAGTATCAAATGTTTGTGCATAATCTTTTACTGACACAATATCTCCAGCACTTGGAGATGCTGGTAGTGTTACGGTTATTGCTCCACCAGTTGTATTTACAAAATAACCTTCGCCACTAGCTGCTGTAAAATTACTTGTTTTAATTGATGTCTGCCAATCAACAGTTCCTGTTCTACCAAAACCTGTCTGAGTTCCATTATTTGTAATTGTTGCACCGGCAGGAATTGTAATAGTGTCTCCACTATCTCCTAACTGAACTGTACCACAATTTGTTCTTGGACTAATTTTATTTACTTTTACTTCACTCATAATTCACCTATTGAAACTTGTACCTTATCATTACTATACCAGATCCACCCTGTCTACCACCCGGTGCAGAAGTATCAGAAGCTCCTCCTCCACCACCAGTATTTTGTGCTCCAGTTAATGTTACATCTCCTCCACCACCTAATCCGCCAGTCGCAGCAGGCGTGTCTTGTCCACCTCTACCTGGAGACGTACCACCTGCTCCACCACCTGCGAAAAATCTTCCAGATGGGCCAGTCTCACCATAACTCGGTGATGTTGGTCCTATGAAAGCAGTTGGAATAAAAGATCCTGCTCCTCCTACTCCTCCATTTGAAGCCGCTGCAACACCTCCAGCTGCACCAGCTCCACCACCGCCACCACCATTCGGTGTGCACGTACAGTTTGGTCCTGATGTTCCTCCTGGTTGACCTTGAGGAGGACTAACGGGAGGTTGATTTCCTAATGCAACAGCTTCTTGGTGAACACCACCTCCAGAACCTCCATTACTAGCACCAGTCGGTCCACCACCACATGCTCCGAAATCACCTCTTCCACCACCAGCTGATGTAATTGTTGAAAATATTGAATTATTACCTGCATTACCAGGATTATTTGGACTTGTTTGATTGGCTCCACCTGCACCAACTGTGATTGGATAGGCCTGTGCTGATACAGGTAAATTTGCCGGTGCATTTAAAGGTGAAGCACTTGGTAAAGCTGTTCTAGTTCTAAAACCTCCCGCTCCTCCTCCACCGCCAGAGTCGGCAGGAAGTCCCATAGCACCTCCGCCACCGCCAGCAACTACTAAATATTCTACTGAATTTGAACCACACGCATTACCTGCACAAGAAACAGTAAAAGTTCCTGGTCCTGTAAAAATATGTGTTTTAAAATTACCGCAAGTCACAGTAGCATTTCCACCAGACGCTGCTATAAAAAGTTCGTCAGACCCTACATCAGCAAAACTTGATTGATGAATTGATCTCCAACCAACTGTTCCATCTACATAAACTAAAGTAACCCCTTCACCTTCTGTAGTTAATTCTATTTGTCCACCATCTGTCCCACCATTAATTTTGTTATCAGATTGTGGATCTATTATTAAACTATTTGAATCAAATGTATTATTATAATCTTGAACTGAAACTATTGCTCCTGCTGAACCTGAAGGTAAAGTTACTGTAAAACTACCAGATGTCGTATTACAAAAATATCCTTCTCCACTTGTTGCAGTAAAGTTAGCAGTTTTAATACTGCCTGTTTGCCAATCTACAGTTCCTGTTCTACCAAATCCTGTTTGTGATCCATTATTTGTAATTGTTGCGCCTGAAGGAATAATAATAGTATCACCAGAAGCACCAACAGTTATTGTATTGGAATTTTCATTGATAATATTATTACCGTCTTGATCTTGAATATTGTCTACTTTAATTGTACTTGTCATAATTATTGAAATTTATACCTTATTATTACTACACCAGATCCACCTGCTGCTCCATTACCTCTTATTCCACCACAGTTTCCACCGCCGCCACCACCGCCGCCGCCAGTATTAGCTGTTCCCGCAGTTCCTGTTCCTGTATTAGATCCTGATCCTACACCACCGCCTCCAGGGCCACCTCCGCCACCAGAACCAGAAGGACCATACATTCCACTACCTCCACCTCCAGCTCTCGCTGTTGGTGTTCCATTAATTGAACTTGTTGCTCCATTTCCTCCATTTCCTCCATTAGTGCCAGAAGCATTTGCGCCTACAGATGTTGCGCCTCCGCCTGCACCTCCGGCTCCTGGAGCGGGTGCTGATGTTCCACCGTTATTTCCTTGAGGAGGACTTACTGGAGGAGTATTTCCATCACCTCCGGCTCGGTTACCTGAACTACCACCCCCTGAAGCACCACTTCCAGAACCACCATCTTGTCCTGTACTATCTAAAGCTCTTCCGCCTCCACCACCAGCTGATGTAATTGTTGAAAATATTGAATTATTACCTGTTCCTCCAAGATTTGAAACAGGAGCTCCTGCTGAACCTCCGCCACCAACTGTAATAGGATAGGCTTGTGCTGTTACTGGCAATGCAGAAACACAAGCACCTAAAGGAGAGGAAGTATAACAAGTTCCACAAGATTCTCTATAACCACCAGCTCCACCTCCTGCAGAGGAAGCTCCTCCGCCTCCAGCAACCACTAAGTAATCTACTGCATTAGAACCTGATGCAGTTCCTCCACTTGTAACTGTAAAAGTTCCTGGTCCTGTAAATGTATGAATTTTAAAATCTCCGCAAGTTGTTATTGTTCCGCCTGTTGCTGCAACAAATGTATTTAAAATATCACCTTCTGATGCTGTGGCTACACCTTGCCAACCTGTTGTAGCATCTACATAAACTAATTGAATTGCTGAATTTGCTTTTGAAATAACGAGATTAGAAGCTGAACCATTTATATTTGAACCATTTCTAGCAATTGTAATATTATTTGTTCCAGCTGTAGAATTATAATCTGAAACAGCTAAAAAATCTCCAGCTGAAGGTGATGCTGGAAGTGTTACCGTTCTTGCTCCACTTGTAGTATTAACAAAATATCCTCTACCACTTAGAGCACCAAAATCTCCAGTCTGTGGTGTTGTTTCCCATTTTATTGCTGCTACTCCACCACCAAAAGATGCTCCTGTACCTAAAGTAATTTTATCATTATTGGCACCTAGTGTTAAGGTAGTTCCGCATTGTGGTTCGACTGCATTTACTTCTATTTTACTCATTAAATTACTACTACCGTTCCTGTTATAGTTTGTGTTCCAGATACTGTAACTGGTCCTGCTAAAACTCCAGATGCAATTGTTTGATCTTGTGAAAGAGTTGTTGCATGTGTAACTAAATAATCTGTGGCTGTCATGGATGGAGACATAGCTCTCGATGCTGGTAGTGTACAAAATACATTTTTGGTACCTGCTCCAAAATCTACTTTGCTATCACTATTTGATGATGAG